CCGCATATTGAATCGTCAGTGTAGAATCATCGTAGTTATCATCAAGCGTGATTCCTTCGGTTTCGATTCTTTTCTGTGCAGAAAACAGATAAGCAACAAGCCTATCGTCATATGCGGTTGTAGTGATACCAAGTTCAATTTTCAACCCGTTCAGCAGGGTGACGGCTTCTGGCATGATTCATTCCCCCGTCTTTTTCCGTTTTTTCGGCTTTTCTGCCGTCTCTACGATCAGCGGTGTTTTCTGCCGGTTATTACACCCAGACAGTTCCTTAATACGCTTATCGGAGACGATAGCCCCTTTTACGGGAAAATCGTCTCCGACTTCATAATAGTGATCACCGTTCTGAAGATCGTAGAACGCCTTGATCACCTTGTAACTCATGCGCCTTCGTTAGCGGTATCAGCCGCAAAAGTCATGGTTGCATTGGGAGTGGTGCCAAGACCGATTGCAACGAAGCCTTCAGCAATAACCGGCTGACCGTCATAGCGTGCAGTGCCTTTCATAACGGTCTGGTCCTGCAGGAAGCGGACATGCTCAGACGTTGCAAACTGCTGTCCACGGCGTTCTGCCAGTACATAAAGTTCAAAGTAACCACCGATGATAACGTTGTCCGGGATGAAGTTCAGAACTTCGATCACGCCGCCGATCACGGGCATGGTGCCGTTTACGCCGCTGACAATTGCACCACCTGCGTCAATGGTCATTGCTTCAGCAACAATCTTGGTGTATGTGGTTTCGTTCATGACCCAGACCTTGGTGCCACGTGCATATGTGCCTTTAGCCTTGCCAGAAGCAAGGGCGATCTGCTGAAACAGTGTAACGCCGGTTGCGGTGCTTGCAATGTTCACGATGTTCGTTGTGTGCAGGTCAACCCACGTGCGAGCGGTTGCAGGATAGCCAGTCGGTGCAGCAGTCTGGGCAAGACGTGAGACAACGCCGAGCGGCATGTTCTGGTTTGCGGCGGTGTTGCGACCGTAAAGGATAGCCTTATCAAGAGCAAGACCGATTGCCTGTCCAAGAGCGGAAAGAAGTTCAGCAGCAAGGTCAAGATCGGAATCCTCAAGATTTGCATTGCATACTGCGAAATAACCGGCTACCTTGTAGCAGTCAAAGGACGCATCGTTGAAGCCGAGCGTCAGCTCGTTGATGTTTGCGCAGCACTCAGTCCACACAGCTTCGGGAATAGTTCCCATGACAAGCTGTCTGCCCTCGCCACGGATGGCACGGACGGTGACGTGTCTGTACAGCTTGGAATAGTTGATGATGTTCTCACGGAGCAGACCGAGCATCACTTCCGGGATTGTCAGTCCGACATTGGTGATTGCACGCTTCTCTTTGATTGCGGTGCGTACCTCTGCAAGATATGCCTTTACGTCTTCACGTGCGCAGAACTCGTTGCGCTCCTGCATGGTCATCTTGCCAAAAACTTTGTCACGGGTTTCAAAAGTCATTGCTTTCTTTTCCTTTCTTTCTTCGTTTACCGGCTCAACAACCGGCGGTTCGGTGTCCTGCTTTGCTTCCTCTTCGGCAAGCTGATTCTCAAGATCGCCAATCACACGCTCAAGGTTTTCTTTTCCCTCTTCGTGTGCTTTCTTTTCGGCATCAAAGGCGTTGACCATTTCCTCAATGGCGTTGCGCTCTTCAACCGTGTTTTCCTCGGTCACTTCTTCGATGGACTTGGCAAGTTCTGCTTCTCTCTTTTCAAAGTCAGCGTCCTTTGCTCTCAGTGCATCAAGTGCCTTCTTCTGCTCATCAATTTTCTTTTTCAGAAGCAGTGCTTTCAGCATTTTTTATCTTCCTTTCCATCCTAATCTTCCACGCTTCAACCTCACGTTTCAGCATGGCGTTCTTTTCGCTTGCTCTCGCTGCAATGTTTGTCTCTTGATACGCAGGGAATGTGCAAGCACTTACTTCAAACAGGTTCACGTCTTTGATCGTCCAATGGATAGAACCATCGTCTCGGAACTCGGTTTCCTGCTCGACAATTTCAAACCCAAACGAACACTGGTCAACGTCACCACGCTTGACACGTTCATACAGGTTCATTGCATCAACATCGTTCGGATTGATGCTGATCTTTCCCCACAGTCCGTGTTCATCTTCTCGCAGTTCCAAGGTATGCGCTTTGGTTCTGCCGAGGACAAGCGTTGTGTCGTGATTCGTCAAAGCACGTATATCGCCCGTTAGAGAGCGTGAAAAAGCACCTCGTTCGACTGATTCAGTCATTCCGGGTGCGATTTCGTAAATTGAATTAAAAACAGCGAAATAACCTTCGATAGTGCGGTTGCCGCCGTCTTCCCTTGTCTGGAACTCCGTCCGTATTGGTCTTACTTCACGAATTTCCATCTTTATTCTCCTTTCTAAGCGGACATTGCGCCGCCCTCGGTGTCAATGCCCACCATCCTTTGCAAGCCTTGAAATAAGCGTTTCCGCACCAGTTTTCAACCTTCTTGCAGTACACTTTCATGCCGTCTCTGTATTCTGCATGAGGGCATTCAAGATCAACTTTCATTCTGCACCAACTTCTTCTGCTTGCCAGAATCTTCGTAGTTGATATAGTTTTCCAGAACCTTGTATTCCGTCAGCCCTGCCGGTGTCATGTGCATTCTGTCACGCCATTCATCACCATTGACAAAGCCACGATCAGCACCGGCAAGCAACACCTCAGACATTCCCTGCATATCGTAGTCCATGAGTGACCAGTAATTGAGGAACAAATACCACTTCGGCGAGATGATCAAGCACCGTGTCATTTCCTGCTGAATGTTCTGTGCAATTGCTCTCACCTTCGTCTGAACGAAGCTGTTCCACTCTTCACGGTTGAACGTTCCGACACCCAAGAGGAAAGGCGGCACGCCGATCACGGACGCAACCGTTTTCTTGTCAAGTTCAACTGTGTCCTTAATCGCAAGGTCTGTCAGACTCAGCGGCTTGATCTGCTCCACTTGAAACTGCTCAGCAGGAATCAACCACGGCTGACCAGTCTGCGCAGGTGTCACGTAGCTTTCAAGCAGCTTCTGCCGTCCTTCTGGGCTTGCAAACTCATCGGTCAGTGCATCAACCTTCACGATGATTGACGGCTTCCACTCGCTCGCCATAAATGCGTTTTCTGTCTTCTGTGCCTGTTTGAGGTTGTTTGCAATGTCTCTCAGCGTGACGGTCACGCCCTGCCCTTTCCACAGATATAACGGGTCTGGGTTATAGACAAAGTGCATCAAGTTGTTAGGGTCACGGGCAATGCCGTCAATTAAAACCCTATAGTCTCGGTAGGAATTGGCTACCGGCATGAATTGCACCCTGCTTGCGGATATCGGTTCAAGACTCTTCAGTATGCCTTCATACGTGTGAGGAACGCATATAGCGTTTCCTGCGCCGTACAAGAGCATATTCATGACGTTTGCCGTCATCCAGTGCGAACGTGTCATGTTGCCGTTCGGCGTGATGTCGATCAACCTTGACAGTTCATTGTTGATTCTTGTGTCTCCGTTCTCTGTGTTCGCCATCAAGTAGATGGTCATGCTGCCGATCAGTTCCGCAATCCTCAGACAGGCGGTCTGGATTTCCGGGCAATCAGAAAGCCGCACATATCCGGGACAGCAAATTTCCCCGTCTTTCAGCCACAGGGCAACAGGGTCAACCTTCTTCGTTGTGGTTTCCCTTTTCTGTCTCTTTCTTCCCATTATTCATCTCCAAACCATCGTCTTGCTTTGTTGCGTCTTGTGGACGCCTCCAACATTCGGATGCAAGCAAATACTGATGCGTCAAACAGGTCAATCCTCTGTTCTGGCATAACCTTTTCGTATTGTATCAAGTCATCCGTCTTCTCTATTGCTCTGACATTCGCAACGCAGTATTCATACGCTTCGGAATGCAGGTAATACAGCGCACCGTCTTTTGCCGCCTTTTCGATGTGTCTGAAGCCTTTTGACTTCAGAATGTACAACTGCGGCTGATGCACGATCTTAAACCCTGCCGCCTTCATGAGCGGTATATACTCCTCACCGGCAAACTTTTCATCGTGTCCGACTTCTTTGATTCCGAAGCCAAGCTTTCGCATTTCGATGAACCAGTTCACTATGTCAGCATAGTTCACTGTTGGGTTATTGCACAGCGTCAGCCACCCGTCATCACTCCATCCGAACAGCGGTATGTTGTCCTCGTCAGCTTTTGCCGCCGCCTGTGTAATTGGGAAAAATGCGTGCGTGATGCAGATATCCGTTCCTTTATAGTTCCCGTATAGTGCAGCCGCCGTCAAGTCATGAACACGTGACAAGTCAGCACCACCGAACCAGTCAATCGGCAGTTTGGCAAGCTGTTCAAGACTCCAATCATGCTGTGCATCAGAGCGTTTGAACTGGTCAATGTCAAAGTATGCCTTCATTGCTGTTGTATAGATGTTCAGTTCACGGGAAAGGAAGTCTTTCCGTTGCTGTGGGTCATTCTGTGCTTGCAGGGATGCGTTCAGCAGATCGGCAGGACGTTTTGTGATGCCATATGACGGGTTCGCTTTCTGGTGCTGTATTGGGTTCGTGTAATCAACGTTCCCCTTGTCATCTTGATCTGCACGGGCTACAAACGAGAAAAGGGAATCGTCTTCAACGATTCCTGTTGCTACCTTGACGGCGTATTCCTGCCGCCCATATCCGAAGCTGTTGACGTTATCACCGGCGGTTGTGATACCGATCATCAGTTTGTTTGTGTATGCGCTCTGCGCTTCCTTGAATCTGTTATACTGCGCAGGTTTTTTGTATGCGGCAACCTCGTCAGCAATTGCGAAGTTGCAGTTAAAGGAATCTTGCGAATCTGGGTTCGCCGGCATCGCTATGATCTGAATCATTCCGTCTGGCGTTCCGTCTGGTTTCTTGAACGTGTATTTTATCGAATGATCAAACGAATTGTCCTTGATGTCAAACATCTCGGAGATCTTCTGATACTCAAGGGAGAACGTCAAAAAATGGAACGCTTGCAGCGTCTGTTTCAGTGCTGCTGCAACGATATAGCATACAGAGCCAGAGTGCCGTTGCATTATCGACACCGCCCACGCAAGACCGGCAACAAGTGAAGTCTTTCCGTTCTTTCTGGCGATCTCGATAAACGCTTCTTTGAATCGTCTCTCCTCTGTGCCTTTGTAGTAAAAGCCAAGCAGGTTATAAATTATGAACACCTGCCACGGCTGAAGTATGAACGGTTTCCCAAGCAACGGGTTCCCATCCATATCCTCGCCCTGTGCGTGGACAAGTGTTGTCTGCATGATATTAATTGCAAGGTCTGGGTCGTGTTCTCGCAATTCAAGATCATCACGCTGTAGGTCCTTCTTGAACCGTTCACACGCTGCAACAATCTCTTTCCCTGCTACAATCTTCCCTGCTATAACGTCATCCGCATACTGCTCAGCCGTTTTCCTGTAGTGCTTAATCATTCGACTATGCGGGCAAGAATCTTTTCAAGCCCATCGCCGCCCTTGTCCTGCACTACATCGGCGTTTAATTTCTTATACCCTGCCGGTGTCAGACCCAGATCACGCCAATATGCGAGCGCATCACGGTTCAGATCGTTCATCAGTCGGAGCATTGGGTTTTGTTCGATGTTCTTTGCTCCTGCTTTGTTCGTGTGCGTAACAACTACCTTGCCGCCGCTTTCCACGAACAGGGCTTCTGCATCGTCCCTTTTCTCCAATATCCCTGCAAGCGTGTCGATCACGCTGTCGAAAAACTCTCTGTAAGTACCGGCATCCTCGCACGCTTTTACTATTTTCTTTTTCCATGCCGGTTTCTTCATAAGATTTCACCGAAACCTTTCTAAAACCTTTCAAAAACCTCTTGGTAACGCTTGTAGGACTTCTCTCACACCTGTTACCCTCTTCTCAGAAATTCCCCCGTGTATATAAAAGAT